TAACGGTGCAAAAGCTGTAAACTTTACATCAGGCGATGGTGGTAAGGGTGGTACACAAGGTGGACTATTGAATCCAGCTACTAAAGACCTAAAAGGTGCAGGATCATTCAAAAATGCTCCAGGACAAAAAGGTCAAGACTTGTCATCAGCTCCAAAACCAAAGCATGGTGATGACGGACAAAACACAAAAAGTATCGTAGGCGAAAGTAAAAAGCCTATAAAGAAAATCGTAAAGAAATAACCTGAGACAATGGCTTTGTATCTTAAGGAAAATTTAACATTCGACCGAGCACAAATGGTGGTCGAGAGTGTTAAAGAGGACGGTGAAAAAAAGAGCCTTTATATGAAAGGCATCTTTATTCAGGGTGGGGTAAAAAACGCCAATGAGCGTGTTTACCCTGTTTCTGAAATTGAAACCGCTGTTCAAACTCTTAATGAACAAATCTCAGAAGGATTATCAGTATTAGGTGAAGTAGATCACCCTGATGATTTAAAAATTAATTTGGATCGTGTATCACATATGATTACTAATATGTGGATGGACGGTCCGAACGGATTCGGAAAGTTAAAAATTTTACCAACTCCAATGGGACAATTAGTGTCTACAATGCTGGAGAGTGGTGTGAAACTAGGCGTAAGCAGTAGAGGTAGCGGTAACGTTAGCGATACTGATGGCCGTGTGAGTGACTTTGAAATAGTCACTGTGGATATTGTCGCACAACCAAGTGCACCTAATGCGTACCCCAAAGCAATCTATGAAGGTCTTATGAATATGAGACATGGTCATAGAATGTTGGATATTGCAAAAGATGCACAGAGTGACAAGAAAGTACAAAGATACTTAAAAGAAGAAATGGTTCGTCTTATTAAGGATCTAAAAATACATAAAGGGGATTAAGCATGTTAGATGCTATCAAACCATTACTTGAAAGTGGTATCATCAATGAAGAAACCAGCATCGCTATAAACGAAGCATGGGAATCTAAATTGAATGAAGCCAAAGAACAAGTACGTGCTGAATTACGTGAAGAATTTGCACAACGTTATGAACACGATAAAAACATAATGGTCGAAGCCCTTGATAAAATGGTTACAGATGGTCTAACTACTGAAATTGAAGAATTTCAGTTAGAAAGACAAGCAATGAACGAAGACCGTGTGAAAGCACAAGTGAAGTTACGTGAATCTGCAAGCAAATTCAATAATTTTATGGTTGAGAAATTAGCCGAAGAAATTAAAGAATTGCGTAGTGATCGTCAAATTCAAAAAGAAAGTCAACAAAAGCTAGAGCAATTTATTGTTCATGCTCTTGCCCGTGAAATCAAAGAGTTTGCTCAAGATAAACAGGCAGTTGTTGAAGCTAAGGTCAAGTTAGTTGCTGAGGGTCGTAAACAATTGGAAGCATTAAAAGCAAAATTTGTAACAGAATCTGCTAAGAGAATGAATTCAGTTGTAACCACACATCTAAAGGGTGAGATCGGTCAGTTGAAAGAAGATATCAAAGTTGCTCGGGAGAACGATTTTGGTCGCCGTATCTTTGAATCTTTTGCAAGCGAGTACAGTTCAACTCATTTAAATGAGAAAGCTGATACACGTAAGCTAATGGCTCAATTACAAGAGAAGGATCAGAAATTAGCTGAATCTTACGAATCAATGAAGAAAGCAAAATCATTGGTTGAAAGCAAAGAACGTGAAGTTCGTATTATAAAAGAATCTAATCAACGTGAAAAGATGTTAAGTGAATTGCTTGCACCTTTAAATGAAGAAAAGGCTTCTTTAATGAAAAATTTACTTGAAGGAGTGCAAACACCTCGTCTACAGCACGCCTTCGATAAGTATCTACCTGCAGTGTTAAACAATATTACTGAGAAGAAAGAGAATTCTGCAAAGAAAACTGTTCTATCAGAAAGTATGGTTGCAGTTACAGGTGATAAAACTGCCACAAAACAAGTTGAAGTTGATGAGCGTGACAACGTGATCGACCTAAGACGTTTGGCAGGGCTTTAAAAACGACATAATAATTTAGGAGAAATATACATGTCAAAAGTTCTATTAGAAAGCCGTTGGGACGAAACTAAGGAAGCCCTACTTGAAGGCTTGAAAGGCAACCGTCGCTCAACAATGGGTGTTTTATTAGAAAACACTAAGAAGCAACTACTTGCTGAAAGTTCAGCAGGTACAACAACAGCTGGTAACATCGCTACACTAAATCGTGTTATTCTACCAGTGATCCGTCGTGTAATGCCAACAGTTATTGCTAACGACTTGGTAGGTGTTCA